TGACTACGATGGTCAGGTTGTTTTTGACGATGGCTCTACATTCGGGCATGAAATGCCAGTTGATGAAATGCGTTGTCCATATGGGGCGGTTGGCGATCGTCTTTGGGTGCGTGAGACGTGGCAGACGCATTGCGACCAAGATCATTTGTCACTACGCGACATCCCTCGCGGCTCTGCGATTCAGTATCCAGCTACTTATGATGGTTGGGTAAGTAAAAAACGCCCATCTATTTTTATGCCGCGCTGGGCGTCTCGCATTTTGCTAGAAATCACGGGTATTCGTGTTGAGCGTTTGCACGACATTAGTGTTGAAGATGCAAAAGCAGAAGGCATAGAGCCGATACATTGGCCTGACCTATCAATTAAATACCTTAATTATGTCTCAAAGATAAAAGGTCGTCGCGTCACTAATCTATTGCCTAAGCAATCGTATTTTACGCTTTGGGAATCCATTAACGGACGTAAATCACTCGAGAGTAATCCGTGGGTGTGGGTGATTGAGTTTAAGCGTGTCGAGGTGCGTGATGAAATTTGATAAACGCCCACGCTATGCGCCGCCTGAATTTAGCTCAAGGGCTAAATCAATGTTTGCTAATAAGCCAAAACGCGATCGTAAAAAGCTCGATCAAAAAATCCCTCTTTTCGCCGAGCAAGTTGAGTTACAGAACAATTTAACGGTTGAGCAAGAGGAAGAACGTCGCTATGCGAATTTTATAAAGTGGGAGCAAGAGGATCGCAATAGAGCCGCTAAAAAGTGGCGTGCTGTCCGAGCCATGTATTTCAAATGCACCCCAGAACAGCGCGAAAAAATTAAAGCGCGCTGGAATGCTTGGCGCAACAAACGGAATGACACGAATTTAATGTACTTGATTGAGCTTGAGAACGGAGACGATGCGCGTCGCCGTGAAGCTATCGCTCAGGAAAATTTAAGAATAAGGAACATCGTTTTGAGTAGTTTGGTTAATCAGATTTCTCAGTCCTCCTTGTTTGGAGGTGCAGCATGACTATCGGTCACCCACGCTTACAGCGCATCGCTGAACGAAAACAAAAAACAGTTTATCAAGTACCCGTCTGCCGCCATTGCGGCCAGTCATCCAGCTTCATCTGGGATTTTTCAGCAACCCCTCCGACAAAAACTTGCCGTGAGCCTTCGTGTGGCGTGACAGATATTGTAGGCCATTTTGATAAAAAAGAGGTGGCAGCGTGATCGGGTTCTGGAACGATGACGAAGATGCTGCGCTTCAGGGGCTTTCCCTTGAGGCTCAGATTATCTATTTGCGAGGAATACGTCGATTCTCAGACAAAAACGGCGTAGCTGGTATTGATCGGCGCATTAATAGAGCAAGCCTGAGTGAGGTTTGCCATTTCGTGCCTGACATTGGCAGCAAGAAGCCAGCAACACGCCCAACTTGGGATCAAGTAAAGCATCGACTGGCAGAATTAGAGCGCGCAGGGTTAATAATACGGCATGAAAACCTTGTTTTTGACTTGCCTTTAGCTGTTGAGAATAAATCCGTTCAAATGAGGACAGCCCGAGGACAGCCCGAGGACGGCACGCAAAGCAAAGCACGCACGAACACCCCCACAAAACCCAATAACGCCAATGGTTTTAATGTGGATGATGGCACTTGTGACAGCCCGAGGACAGCCCGAGGACGGCACGCAGAGGACGCCCCCACATCACCAGTCACCAGTCACCTTATAAATAATAACTCTAACGCGCGTGGGAATAATTCGATTGTCGTACCAATAAAGCGGCCAATCCCTGCCAACTTTGAAGCATCAGAAAAAGTACGCTCATGGGCTGCACATCGCTTCTATGACCGACTTGATGAGCATTTAGATAACTTTATCCGCAAATGCCAAGCCAATGGCTACACATATGCCGACTGGGACTCTGCCCTAATGACTGCCATCGCCGATGACTGGGCAGGATTACGCAAAACAGAAGCGCAAAGCAATTCAGGGCGGGGAAGAAGTAACGCCCCAAATAACAACGACACGTCATGGTTTACCGATGATTTATTGGAGCCAGCAAAATGAGTATGCAGTTACAAGTAAAGGCGCACCAGTCAGAAGGCTTTGCCGAACAATTTGGAAAATTCTTTATTGAGCTTCAGTCGATATTTCCAGCGTGGCGACAAGCCTTGCCAACTACCGACCATTTAAACGCAGCAAAGCGTCAATGGTTTAAGGCGTTTCAAGAGTCAGGCATTAGCACTGGCCAACAAATTAACGCAGGTTTACGCAAAGCTAGAGCCGAAGGAACAGATTTTTGGCCAACGCCTGCCAAGTTCGTCGCATGGTGCAAACCAGTGCCGAGGATTTTGGCTTGCCAACATTCGAAGTGGCTTATCGTGAAGTGGCGAGCAAGTGCGGTTATGTTGGTCATGTCGAATGGTCACACCCTGCGGTTTATCACGCCATTACCCAAGTTGGAATTTATGACTTTGGTCAAATGACACATGACAAGGCTTTGAGTGCCTTCAAAAACGCCTACAAGCTCACTGTCGAGGCGGTTATTCGTGGTGAGAAATTGCCAGAAGTTCCCAAGGCGATTGAGCGAAAAGAGCCTGAAAAAGCGCGGCCAGAGGTTGCGAATAGTCACTTGGCAGCAATGCGGGCAACTCTTGGTATCAGGAGCAGAGCATGACATTAGCGATTGATATTGAGCAAGGCCTTGAAGTTGTATTCCCGATAAACGTAAGAATATCCGAGGGTCGTCAATGGCCGTGTGATGACCCAAAAAAAGAGTCATATCCGCCTAGTATTTGTCTGAAAATCTCAGATGAGTACGTTAAGTGCGGCTTGCCGTCTTTCTTTTTTGTTGATTTATCCGCGTTGTTAGATGAGTACATAAATGACTACTGGGATACCTCGCACGGGGAGGAAACGCCCATTGTCATCAAGATGCTGCGTGACTATGCCGACAAAATTGAGGCTGATTTAGCGCAAAAGAAAGGTGCAGCATGAGCGGCTCACAACACATTGCCCTGTACACACACCTGCTTGATTGCCAAGTGTGCTTGATTAGCAATCAGTGGTTTTGTACCGATGCTAAAGCGATGGGGCAGGGTTACACAGAACACGTTAATTCGTTCACGAAAAACAAACGCGAAGCCATGCACGATGATTTTGTCAGTGCTGTGGTTAAGGGTCGGATTAAGCGCGAGTACAACAAAAAACATGATTTGGCGAGGGCAGCATGACAACACTAGAACACCGCGTAAAAAGCGACTTGTTATCCGATTTGGTTTGGCAATACCCGTTACACCCTACCACATTTGCTGCCTGTCCAAATTGCGGCGACTCAATGGGTGGACGTGGTGGCTGGTACTGTCGCGAGTGCATCAAGGGCGAATTGCTCAAGCGTGGAGTGAGCGAAACGCGCCTTAGCGACTTGATTCAGCGGTTGGTTAGGGCGCAGGCACTACAACAAGAAATACGCGATTTAACGCGCGAATTGGAGGGCTAATGAGACTCTCGGAAGCTCAGGCCAGAGTGGTTTTAGGTCGTTTTTATGTTGCGCCAAAGGCTAAAAAAGCTAAAAAGCCAGCCGCGCCTAAGCAGCCATCGGTCGGTGAATCTTCGTTAGCGTTGGATTTGCGGTCACATAAAATCGCATATCAAACAGAATTTAAGTTCTGTCAGCACCGCAAGTGGCGGTCTGATTTTTTAATCATTGGAACAAAAATTCTAGTCGAAGTCGAAGGCGGAACATGGTCAGGTGGTCGGCATACTCGCGGTAAAGGGTACGAACAGGACTGTGAAAAATACTCATGGGCAGCGTCAAACGGTTGGACAGTGCTTCGCTATACAACGAAGCAAGTAAACGCGGGGAATGCGATTTTAGGCGTTTTGGCTGCTATTGAAAATGTGGGTAAAGGGTGATGAGCATTAGATTGTTTTTGATTTGGTTGTTTTTGCTGATCGTCACTGTGCCGTTTTTTCTTACAGGGTGTAGTGCGATGCCTGTTTGTACAAGCGTCGTGAAGCTGAAAGTTGAAGTTTGTCCTACCAAATAAAATAATGGGGTTATGATGAAAATATATCGAGATGTAGATCATGCAGTCAGCAGCTCTATTAGTGTCGGTAGTGTAGGAAGCCCAAAATCAGCACAATGGCAAAGTCAATATGGCACTGGGTTTGTTGAGTCTTTGACTGCAAAAAATGACGATACAGTTAGACTGACAAAGCAAGAAAGATTGACGCAAGCAGCGATGACGGCGGCTCGAATACATCGTGAAACTGCCGACATTCAATGGTCTGCATTTTTGGCAAAATATAGTCAACACGAGCCTGAAAGAATAAGCGCAATTCAAAAATTAGCCGATTATGTTGTTAGTGATATGCCTAAGCATTTTAAGTTGTTTTCTGTTTCATGCTGGGCAAGTATCGCAGTTAGACGTGGAGTGACTGAAAAGATATTGACAATGGATAGCGAAAAATCAAGAAGAACACTTTTTCGCAGGCGTGGCGATATTTACAAGCAGTTGCGCGAGCTTGAATGGTCTGCTTTAAAAGCGTTAGGACTGCCACTTGAAGATGATGGATTATTTGAAGATGATGGCATGGTCGACCATGCTTCTGTTTAATAATTCCTCTATTTAATAATTATTGCTGCTTGACTCCTTGGCACGATGGCACTATATTTTATCTAAGCTGGTCATTTTATTGATTAGAGTTAATGATTATGTAAATTGCATATCTTGCCCTCATTGCACAGTATGAGCGTTAGTCACACGATAGAGAGGACAGTCACAGTTGGACGCATGAAGTGACGGGTGGCCAGATTGGCATTCATTAGGTTCGGTTCGCGCCCGATTAGCCAGTAAATAGCGTTATGAATATATGTTTAAAGAGGCCGCCCCAAAAGCGGCCTTTTTTATTGCCTAAAATTTATCAAATTGAGCGTCACATCATGGGGCTTTTAACATCTGCTGATTGCCTAAAAAAATACGGCTCGCCTGAGTCGGAAAAGCACATGGTGTTATGGGACGTACCTACGGAGCTGGAAATTGGTGTTATCCCTAAGAAACTTTACTGCAATAAAGATTTAGTTAAGCCGTTGTCACAAGCTTTTCAAAACTTGATTAAGACAGGCTATGTCAAAGAGATGAAGACCTGGGATGGCTGTTTTAACATTCGCAAAAAGCGCGGCGCAGCTAGCCCATCCCTACACAGTTGGGGCGTGGCCATTGATATAAACGCCGCTTGGAATGGCTTTGGTAAAAGACCTACGCTCTCGGCTGGCTTTGTAAAGTGCTTTACAGATGCTGGATTTGACTGGTGTGGCACTTGGTTTACGCCAGACGGTATGCACTTTCAATTAAAAGCCATTTAATTAAGCAGCGATGGCAAGTTATCAAAAAATGAGTCGTAAAAATATGCAGCCACCCGACCCCGATATTTTTGACAGTAGCGTAACGTGGGGCGCGCCTTTGCTGGCTGGCTTTATTGGCATGATGCGTTCAATTCGTGATGATAAAGATTTTTTATTGAGTTGCGTCGAAGGCGCGATGCTTGCCGCTGCCGCGTTTGGTGTTCAGCCTATTTTTGCTTATTTTGGATTGCCGCAAAATCTAGCATGGGGCGTGGCAGTTTGGATCGGCTATATTGGCGTTGATGCGATTAGTCGCACGTTGAAAAAGCGTACTCGCAAGGGTGAGTAGTCAGCTTAAAAAGCGTCCGTATCCGCCTAAAAACTTACCAGCTTTTCTACCTGCACCTGAGATATTTAACTGGGTTCAGGCAACATTATTTAATAAAAGCTCAAAACTGTACAACGAAGATCACGAGCATCTCCATCAATTAGAGATGCCTAAATTGTCGTTTTTATGGGCAAATGGCGGATTCAAACGGCAGGGTAAATATATACTTGGCCAGTGCGAAAAGGTCATGTTCAACTCTGGCGGCTGGAAAAAAGAACGCCAAGAAATGCAGATGTGTGACTGGTTTGGTGATGTTCCAGACTTTCTAATCACGCTCGATGCAAGGTTTTGTTCAGAGTGTAGTGATGTTGAGTTTTGCGCTTTGGTTGAGCATGAGCTTTATCATATCGCGCAGGCTAAAGATGCTTTTGGGTGTCCTGCGTTTAATCGTGATACGGGCGAACCGAAACTAGCCATTCAATCGCATGATGTTGAAGAATTTTTCGGCGTGGTTCGTCGCTACGGTGCGAGTCAGTCCGACATTAAAAAGCTGGTTGATTTGGCGAGTAAACAGCCTGAGGTTGGACTTGCTGATATTGCTCATGCGTGTGGCACTTGTTCGTTAAGGCTTGCTTAAAACATTGACAGACATAGACAAAGAGTGACTTATGGCGCAGCTAAAAAGAGAGGTTAAACTCTTTATTGTGCGGTCACTCGCGATATTCAATACCCCTTCCGAAACCGCTGAGGCCGTCAAGCAGGAATTTGGCATAGAAGTTTCAAGGCAAAAATGCGAAGTCTATGACCCGACTAAGCGAGTAGGCAAAGACCTAAGCAAAGATTTAGCCGATGAATTTCACGCAACACGAACATTATTTAAAGAAAATTTAGACAGCATTCCAGTCGCCAACAAAGTCTACCGCCTCCAAAAAATACAAAACGTGATTAACGGCAGCGGCAAAAATAGCATGTTGGTTTTGCAGGCTTTAGAACAGGCTGCTAAGGAAGTTGGCGGCGCGTTTACTAATCAGATCAAAAAAGAAATTAGTGGGCCAGATGGCAAGCCTATCAAATTAGAAACTGTTGACCCGATGGAAGCCGCGAAAATATACGCTGACATGATGAAGTAATGCCTATACCTTTTGAGTTTGATTTTAAGAATCCTGATTATGTAAAGGTGTTTCAGTGGCGCACTGAAAAGCTAATCAAGATTCGCCAAAATCCTCATGTGTTGCCAGCGTTAAAACAGTTTTATAAAGACAATCCAGCACAATTTATTATTGACTGGGGTATGACATTCGACCCACGAAACGTGGAGCGTGGGCTACCTGCGGCGATACCGTTTCTACTGTTTCCGCGCCAAGAAGAATGGATTGTTTGGTTTTTGGATAGATGGAAAAGCCAACAAGCTGGTATTACCGAAAAGACGCGTGACATGGGTATGTCATGGCTAACGATAGCATTGGCAAGCACTGTTTGTTTGTTTAATGACGGTATGGTTGTTGGGTTCGGTAGTCGTAAAGAAGAGTACGTCGACAAGATCGGAAGTCCGAAATGCTTGTTTGAAAAAGCTCGGATGTTTATGTCAATGTTGCCGCCTGAGTTTAGGGACGGCTGGGACAGAAACAAACACGCTCCGCACATGCGTCTGATATTCCCCAAAACTGGCAGCACGATTACAGGTGAGTCGGGTGACGGGATTGGCCGCGGTGATAGAACATCATTTTACATCGTTGATG